GACCCGTCGCGGCTGAATGTGAAATCGCCGTTTCCGTCGGTCGGTTTTATGGAATACAATTTGTCATCTTTCGCACCGCTTGGAATCATCATCAAACTTGCGTCGTCGTAAAAACTCATATCATTTAAGGATTTTGAATCATAAATTTCACCGCGTTTGTCACGCAATTAAGACTTTCGATTGTTCCGCCGTCGGTCAAAACGCGCGATTCGTAATCGCCAACAATCGACGCCCAAGGGCCACCACCCCCAAACATCAACAAGAAATTCAAATATTTTTCGTTCGTCATGCCGTCGCCTTTTGTGTTGTAAAATATGAAATCATTTGCATCATTTTATTTCTCTTTCTTCTGGATAACAAACCAATTTGTCGAACCGCCAAACGTGTGTCCCATCAATGTGATTCCGTCAAAACTTCTGTCCATCACATAGGGTTCCGTTGACCCGTCAATCGTTTCGCCCGTTTGCGGTGTCAATTGTGCTTTTTTAGTTGCTGAAATGGATGAATCTGTTTTGAATCGCAACAATGCCCCATCGACCGCCGACGGCAAATTGATGGTGTACGTTCCATTTTCGTCACCCGAATAATTGATGAAATTCGTGTGGTTTGCCAACGATTGATTTTCCGAACCGCCCGACGACGCGTCCACATCATTGATGGTCACGCTCACGCTTCCCGTTGTTGTGAAATTACCAACGGACGTTTCGTTCAATGTTGATGCGCCCGTGACGCCCAACGTTCCGCCAATGGTTGTGTTTTCAGTCACGCCCAATGTGTTGGTGTTCACGTCTGTTGATTCAATGCCGTCAAAAGAAACGTTGCCCGTTCTTCCGCTGACGTTTCCGAAATCATTCAACCCGTTGTCCGTTTCCGTTGTTGTATCGTCAAACGTTGGTGTGACGGATGCCGAATCAATCGCGAACCATTCACCCGACCATTCGTCCAAATTGGCGTTGAACGTTCCGCCTAATTGCACCCACGAACGGGAATCAAAAACCAATCGTTGGCGGAATGTGTGTGACGAAAAAATGCGCCCTTGATATTTGTTGACGGGCGTGTTCATCAATTTCAAAAATTCTTGACAAACCAATTTTTGAACATCTTGATAAGAACCCGAATTGCCTTCACGCCATCCGCTATATGGGACTTTTAAAATCAATCCGCCTGATTCTATTCGGTTAACCAATGAACCGCGTTCCCCTTGACCCGTAAAAATCACCGACGTTCCTAAATCGTAAGAAACCGACCCGTTGATTTGTGCGTTTGGCGATACGGCGCGAATGCGCGTTATTTGATTTTGTATTGAACCGAATGATGTTGTCACGTCGGACAACTTCATTTTGTACGTTGACGAATTTAAGACCGACAAACCACGAACGGAACCATTGGATTCCACGAATCCCACATTGTCCCAATTGACGGACATGTCGCCATCAACGGGAATGATTGGCGTGGTGATGGTCGTCGGTCCAACAATCTGTTGAACATCTGGTGTGTTGCCCAATGTAACTTGCGCGGAAAATTCTTCGAACTGACCGATTAATATTTCATATCCTGAACCCGATTGTGTTGTCGTCCATTCAGGTGTTGACGGCGTGGTTCCCGTGAATGTGCGTTTCAAATAGTACGTCACATTGTTGTTGAAATCAAACAATTCAACGTTCAATTTCAGTTTTGCAAAAATCGGATTGTTGTTGATGTTGGTATTTAACACCAACCGAATCGTGTGATTGAATCGCAACGTGATTTGATTGTTCAACGCCGACGACACCAATCCCAATTCCAAATCAGGGTCATTGGAATTGTCCCAAACAACGCCCTTCATCGCTTTGGGTTCCTTATCCAAGGTGATGGACACATCGTTCACCGCTGGCAAGAAATTGAAAATGTTTCCCGCCAACCGCGCTTTGTTTGTCGTTTGGTCAATGGTTTTGTCGTATGTCAACCCAGATGTTTGGCCAATCTTTGTTTGATTTTGTTTATAAGAATGTTCGGTAAATGACGACACACGTTGGAACAATTGTTCAACGCGATATTGGCCGTTGGAATAATAGAAACGCAATCCAAACAACGTGCAAATTTCCGACAATATATCGTGCCAATTTCTGTTTGTATAGAATCCTTCTTCGTCGATTGTGTCGAACGCGTGGAAATCCAAAAACGTTTCGTCCAATGGATTGTTGTTTGCGTTGTAGGTCATTTCTTCCGCCCACCAATTTGAAACGACAACCATGACCGAATCGTCGGCATCGTACATTTCAAAAACGCCAACCTCATCCAATGCGTTGATGAATTGATTTGTGAATTTTCTAAAGAATGAAAACCCACACAACGTGTTTTTCAATTTCGCGATTCCGTCCGTCGCTTGAATGTTCAAAATATATGGTTCGGGCGCATCTTCAATTTCAATAATGTCTTGCGTAATGTAACCCGCCCAAAACAATTCTTCCGTTCCGCCCAAATTGTCAATCGCAGTTTCCAAACAAGAAATGGATTCAATGGTTCCGCCGTCGGATTTCACGCGCGTCGAATAATCTTGAACAATTCGATTTCGCGTATCTTCGGAAATGACTTTGATTTTTACAAAATATCGGTCCTGTTGATAGTCTTTAAGATTTGAAATAAACGAACGCGTCGCCGCGTCTTTAATATACATCCCAAACGATACCGACGACCCAATGATTGGGGAATAAATGTTGTCCGTTTCGCCTGAATAATTTAATTCAAAACCACTTGACGACACCTTGAATTCGTCGGGTGATGACCCCGAATAATCTTCGTCCCAAATTTGGATTTTGTACAATGCGCCCGAATCCGATTTGAATTCCGAAAAAAGTTTGATTGCCGCCATATATTAAAAACCTCTTTGTCTGGTCCTTGTTCTTTGTGCGCGTTCGGTCGACAACAAGATGTCGGAACCGCTTAATCGTCCGTAAACTTCAACCGCGCCGTTGCCACCGCCTTGCATCATGGTGTTTAATTTTGACAATGGGATGACCGCTTCCGATTCCCTACCTTCGCCAATCAACGCCAATGTTGGTCCCGTTACGATTCCCCCTTCGGCCAATGCTGGGATTCCGCCTTCACCGCTTGCCGCTTTTGACATCGACGCTTTTATTGCACCCGCGGCGGCAATCATAGCCACACCCGCGGCCAATGCTAATCCCGCCCCGATGGGCGTTGGTCCCGCCAATAACGCTTTCACGAACCCAGAAACGGCGATTGAATATTGAATGAACATTTGTCCCAACTGCATCAAAAGGTCGGCAAAACTTCCAAGAATAAAACGACCCATGTCCGCGAATGACGCTTCACCAACCATCATCGCCCCCGCGATTTCAGCCATTCCAGAAATCGTATTTCGTGCGAAATTTTCAATTGCCTTTCCGCCGTTTTCCGCCAATTCCAATTGCGCCAATTTTAACCTCACATAATTTTTGCGAAGATTTTCAAATTTGTCGTTGGTTTTTTCTTCGTCAAATGGTAGCGGGTCAAAATCTTCCAATGCGCTTGGGTCAAGATTTACATTGAATGCGTCGCCATATCCATCCGAATCCGTCACGCCGTCGAGTGCTTCGCCGTAATTATCAAGCGCAACGATTCCGTTGTTGAGGTCTTGATTCAAATCTTCGACTTGCCCTTCCAATGTCCCCAATGAACCCGTCGTTTCTTCGGTTTCCTCTTTAAACAAACCAAGGTCTTTCTTGATTTCTGTGACAACTTCACTAATAGATTTGAACGCGGGAACCGCCGTTTGTTCCATCTTCTGGAACGGCTTTACCATGATTTTGTCACGACCAAAGAATTCAGCCGCTTCGTTGAATGCGCTAATTAATCCATTCACCTTTGGAATCACGGCGTTCACCATGCTCGCAATGGCGTTTCTTGCCGTTGCGCTGAATGCTTTAAAATTGTAGGCGACGTAAATCACACCCGCCGCCAATGCCGCAATCAATGCCACAATTGCCGTGATTGGTAAAAACAAAGAATGCGTCACGATTGCCAACGCCTTGGTTGCGATTGTCTGCAAAATTGTGGCGTTTCTTAACACAACCAAACTTCGCGCAAGGCCACCAAATAGGAATATTGCGGGACCAGCTACCGCCGCAATTCCCGCAATGACGGCAATCAATTTTTTCATTGCTGGGGACAATTCATTGATGAACGCCGCCAACGATGTCAATTTCTTAATCAATGGAACCAATGCAACGGCAATCAATGCGCCAAACTCAATCGCCACACCTTCAACCGCTGAACCCAACGCCTTGGTTGCACCTTCCGCCGTTAGATTCATGACGTCCGCCATGGATTTCGCCGCCCCCGCGGATTCTTCAAATGATTTTGTCAATGGGTCAATCTGGTCAACACCTTCGGCCAAAATTGTCAATGCACCTTGCGCGGCGCGTCCAACCTCATCTTTTGCATCAACCAACGTCAAACCACTTGCCGCCAAATCTCGAATGGCTTCGGTTGTTGGTTTTCCCGTTGTAGCTAATTCCGAAATGATTCGACGCAATTGTGTTCCCGCCATTGAACCTTTGACACCCGCATTCGCCAACAACGACATCATGGCGGTTGTTTCTTCCAATGACATCCCCGCGGATTTCGCAATAGGTGCGACCATCTTCATTCCTTCCGCGAATGATTCCATGTCCATTGATGACGTGGAAAAAGATTTGGCCATCACATCCGTGACGCGTCCCGTTTCGCTAACATCAAAACCAAAACCGCGCAACGTTGCGCCCGCAACTTCCGCCGCCCGTGCCAAATCGCTTCCAGACGCTTGCGCCAAATTCAATGTGGCTTCGGTTACACCTTCGATTTGTTTCGCGGTGAAACCAAGTTTCGCAAATTCCGTTTGTAATCCCGCAACCTCACGCGCTGAAAAGATAGTCGAACGACCCAATTCTTTGGCGTTGTCCGACAACATTTTGAATTCTTCAGCGGTCGCCCCCGATACGGCTTTGACCTTCGCCATTTCCGCTTCGAATCCTTTGAACACATTGAACGACATTGCACCCAAAGCCGTGATGGGCGCAGTCAACTTCATGGACAAATTTTTGCCCGTTTGTTGCATCTTGCGACCCATGCGGTCCATGGCGCGTTCGGCTTTATTTAAACCCGTGCGGAACGGCTTAATGTTCGCCGTTAATCTAAAATTCAAACTACTTATGCCCGCCATTTGCTTTCGCTCGTTCTTTTCGTTGGTTGATTACGTCTAAAATTTCCCCACGCGTCCAAACCTTGCGGTCCTTCTTCGCTTCTTTTTCCCACGGAAACACAATCAAATCCTTTGCCTTGATTCTCTTTTTTGTGTGTGGGTTCAACAAAATCGTTGTCATCCAACGCGTGCGTTCCCATTCCGTTTGTTCTTTTCTGCTTTGACGTTCGTTCCAACCTTCGACCAGATTCGCCCACTCGCGTGGCAAAAGGTCATAAAATTGGGACGGCATCAATCCAATTTGACCGAACGCGAACGCTTCCAAGGTGTCCCATGTGGCAACGTCCGTTGATTGTTGTCCCGTTCGGTCAACTACTTTTTTTCCGTCTTGTTCGCGAATTGTTGTTCAAAAACGTCGAATGCCTTTTCAATCAACATTTCATCTTCATCAATCCAATCCGCAACGTCGGCGACATCATATCGGAACGGCGTTTTTTCTTTTCGCGCCCCGTCTTTAAATCCGCAAAACATTAGCGTGATGGCTTGGTCCAACGTCATGTCGTCACCCAATGATTCCAATTGCGCCAATGTTGTTCCCGTCATTCTTGAGAATTCACGCAACGCGTTGAATCCAAATCGAATCGGGTGTTTTCTTTCACCAATTTCAATAATGTGTGTCATGTTCTTTTTGTTTTGTTGTTGTTAAAAATGGGAACGCCCGACGGACGTTCCCTTTTGTTGTTAAACTGATGCTTGCGTCAATACGCCCGTGCCCGTTATGCTGAAAGAATATGTGACATTTTCTTCAACGCCCGCTTCTTGTTCGTAAGAAACTAAATATGCTTTTCCACTATAGTCAATTTCCCCCGCCGTCATTGAACCGAATTTCACATCGATTGCCGTTCGGTTGTTTAATATCGTGAACAATTCGTCGGGTGTTTCGTAATCACCAGAAATTGAATAGGTGACTAACCCGTCGCCACTCAATGACCAATTTTTTAAACCTTCCAAGTTTTCTTGCCACCCCGCTGAATCTTTCGTGGTGATGTCTCTTGTTTCCATTGAAACAGAAAGTGACGCGCTTGTTGCACGTCCTATGATGTCGTAAGACGACCCGTCTGTACTAATTTGAATCACAACGTCCGTTGAATTCATGATTGATGTTGCTGGCATAATTTCTACCTTTTATTTTTTACAATTTACTAAATCTAATCGCGTGACACTCGGAATTTCAAATCACATTGTGACCCGAACGTCCGTTCGTCATCGCTGAACAAATCGCGTTGTCCATCGAACACGCACGATTTTACTTTCACGCCGCCAATTGTTTCGTCCATCCTTACGAATGCGCTTCGAATGTATTCAACGGCGTTTTGTGTGTCCGAATATTTGGTCGAAACCATAGTGATGCGGACGTCAATTTCGTCAATGTGTGAATCGCTTTCCTTCGACATACTCGTGGAAATGCTCACAACCTCATAAACCGCGAACGGCGTGGCCTTTGTTTGTTCGCCAACAACGGGGAAAACGCGTCCACCAAACAACGTGTTCAAATTTGAATCGCTGGTGAATTTTGATTTGATGACAACGCCAATCATACCCGTGCGGCTTTTACTTGTTTATTTAAAAATGAACGCATCCGTCGTTTGAACTCATGTCCAACACCCGCGGAATTTTGCATCCGTGCTTTTCTTGCGAATCCAACGTTTGCGCCTTTATACTTTCCATTGTTCAAATACCCGTATTCAATGAAATGGGCAAACCAACCGCCTTTTTCTGGGTCTTTGAAAGTACGTTTGACACGCGGTCCAACTTGCAACGATGCGAATGTTGAACCCTTGTTCACGCGCGTTGTGATGATTCCCATTGATTTCCGCAATTGTCCTTTCGTAATTTCAGCGTAAACGCCGCCGTTGCGATACACAACAAATTTGTCGCGTGGATTCTTGCGTCCCTTTTCGGATGTTGATGACGATGGGAAATCGGTGATTCCGTCGCGATACGCTTTCAACATTGGTTTCAATGATGCCCGCGCAATGCGTCTAATTTGCGCCGTTGTGACGCCGTCGTGTAATTCTTCCAACTCTTTGAATGCGCGTTCGAATTCCTTTTTGATGTCCTTTTCATCAAATCCGATGAATGCACCACCGCCGCCACGACCTTGGTTTGAACCTTTGATTCTTTGAAACGTATTGAACCCCATTAGTCTTTCAATGTTGTCACAATCTTCATGAACGATTCGCGCGCGTCGGCGTTTAAAATCGCGTCGATTGTGTAGGTTTTTGAATTGTAGACAATGCGCCACGTTTCTTGAATTGCTGAATCATAGCGGATGAAAAAATGAACACGCTTTGTGGCGACCATCTGGTTGCCTTCTTCACCTTCGTTTCCGCTCTTTTCTTCAACCTTTGCCCATCGGGAAAATGCCGTTGAAAATCCACCAACGTTTTGTCCATAATCGTCAACCGATGTTGATTGATTTTGAAACTCAATTCGTCGGTCTAATTGTCCAGCGTGGTCAATCATTAGAATGTGAATATTCTGTAAGGATTCCACAAATATTCGGACGCCGTTGGCAATGCCTTGACGCGGTCATTGCGTTGGTCGTACA